GAGCAGATAAACCAATTTTTTGAATTAATGTATTTGATATCAATACTGTTCCCAATTCATCTTCAGTTGGTAAATTATATATATTACTTCCACCAACTATATTTGGTAATAAAGAATAAAATGTACCAGTTGATGATTCATTAGATGCGGTTCCTTGTTGCCATATATACCAAGGACCATTATTAACGTCCGGTTTTGCATCTGGTATAAACAAAAATTTATCCAGTATAAAATTAGTCATTTGAACAGATTCAAGAAATGGTTGTATTAATTCACTTAATACTGAAGAAGATGTACTATTAATATCACTACCCAATGGCATTTCAAAATATTGATCATCATAATCACGATATATTAATCCATCATCACAAAAAACATTAGTATCTTGATAATTACCAGTTGGATCATTTAAATCTATATAACGACTCTGTCCAGAATATACACGATTTATTGCTTTAATTTTTAATGCTTCATTTGTTAATAAGGAGTATGTATTGTAATCTTCCCCTGAAACCATACGATTTTGTGTGTATGCAATTGCTGGGGCACGGCGTTTAATATCCTCATCTGTTTCACTTGGAACAGAATTTGTAATTGTTGTTTGAAGACTGAGCGTTAATATAATATTCTTTTGAAGACCTTGAGAATTTGTATATGGAATATTAATGTTTATAGAACTCATATCCTGTGGACGAATAGTATATTGTTCTCCAGACGATACACGATAATAACAACGAAGATTACCCATTGGTATATTACCAAAACGCCCATCAGAAAAACGTAATGATATACTATCATTAGTTCCGGTTATAACACTATATATATTATTATTTGTAGTGGAAACTGAATTAAAAGTTATATTATCACCAGTATATATATTATTCTCAACTGTTGGAACTTGTGTCCAAGTTCCATTTGTTGTTATATAACCATTGTCATCAATACTTTGTACCCACACATCAATTGCATTAACATTGGTATCATTTACGGTAATCACACGATTTTCTACTGGAATAGTAAGATCATATACTGCTTGACGTAATTGTCCTTGTTTAAAATATAAAAAGAAACCTGTATCAATACTACTATTTCCATTTCCATCATTACGAAATGAAATATTATATGCGGCTAATGGATCTGGAGTTTGTTCTGTGTATGTTCCACCATCAGTAAAATCAAGATTAACTACTTCAAATGATAATGATGAACTGTCAATTGTTGATGTGAAACTAAAAAGATTTCCAATTTCTGGAAGGCTATTAAAACGATATAATTGAGTAAGTACGCCACCAACTGTTCCTGATTTTACAGGATTTCCGAATGGATTTGTTGAACTGAATGCCGAATTCATAACTAATGTAAATTGTTCAAACCAATCTGAATTTTGAGCATCATTCCATAATATTTTTGCGGAATTTAAATTTGTTCCATTACTATCAATAACATCATCATTTGATGTCACCGCCACAACTTTTAATAATCCACGTGCAGGGTAATTACGACGTGGAACATATGAAATAATACGGGCAAGTTTTAATATTGATTCAGTTGATTGTGCGGTATCAAGAAAGTTTTCTTGGGCATTTATATCAGTTCTAAAAGCAAGTAATCCTCCAAGATATGATATTAAATCAATTAATGCTACGAATTCTGAACTTTCAATCCAATCATTATATTCTTCTGGATAGTTATAACTGATATAACTAATCATTGCTGATCTTATAGTATCAAAATCATACGCATTAAAATTTATTTGACTAAATGCTTGATATAAGACTTGCCAGTCTTGTCCACCAAAAAGTTCGCTCTGTCTTACGCTTTGACTCATTCTAAATTTCCTTTAATAACCATTACTTGAACGGGAGGTATTTCTATCCTCAAAATCTATTTTAAATTGTTCTACACTTTCTGTTGGAACATATAAAAGGTCCATTGTTATTGTTAATCCATAATCAATTTCAGATATCGTACATGAAATAAATGAAAAACGATTATCTTGGTTTACAATATTAATAACATCGTAATATATTAAATCTTTATTTGAACTTGTTAAAGGTTCCATAACATAGTCCCAAATAATAGTTCCTAATAAAGGATACATAAGACGTTCACCTTTTCTTGTGTGAAACGCATTTAATAAATCACGTTTAGCTAGTTCATAATCAACAAGTTGATATGAACGATTTGTACTACTATCAACAGCAGTTGAAAATCCTTTTAATTGTTTTTTAATCTTATCCATATAATTTCCTTTTAGGTATTTATGCGATTATAAAAACCATATTTTAACTTGACTATATAATGTATTTATGGATGGACCTATCACATCAAGTCAGGTAACACCTAAATATTGACTCCAATCCGCTTCCATGTGATAATCATTCTCATGGAACTCATTAAGTATTTGACCGCATAATTGGGCTTACCTGATTAGATGCGATAGGTCCGTTTATGGATAATGAATGAATATCGAAAGGAATTAATAATGAGTAAATTATTTAAAAAAGTTCAAACAGCTAATCCAACACGTTCATTTAATAATTTTGCTAGACGCTTAGGTAAAATTGTAGAAGAACTTGGTGAAACATGGGAAGCATATTTGAATATAACCAGTTCTCACAATGGCAAGGGAAAGTCCACTGAAGACCTCCGTGAGGAACTAACCGATACACTTATTGTTGTTTTGGATTGCCTTCTTACTCCTCTTCCAGGTGAAGAAAATAAAACACCCAAAGAATTAGAAAAACTTACCATGAAAATTCTTGATGAAAAACTTGATAAATGGAAGAGAAATGTTGCCTTCCAAAAGGGCGTAGTGGATAATGCTGTTTAATCAGTTATCATATTTTATTACGAATAAAACACTTCGGAATGTGTGGCTACATTCCGAAGTGTTTCATGTTTATGTTCGTAAAAGTTATAGATTTTTTGATGACAATAAAGATTTTTTATTACCATGTGATTATGATATTCGTTTAAATCATTCATCTGGACCAAATTGTTTAGATATAGCAAGTGTTGAAGTTGATGAAGCCCACATTGGTAAAGGTCATTTCAAAAATTTTATAATTTATGCTGAACAAATAAATCCATATCCATATATTATGGTTGAAAGTGTTCAAAATGAAACATTGCGAACGAATTTATTAAAGAATGGATATTCTATTGATATTAATTCGGCGTGTATGAATTTCTTCAAAATAAATGATTGACAACTTTTTTGAATATGGTATTATATCTCAATTAAGGAGATATGAATGCCTGCTTATAACAAAGATCGATACTTTATGAACCTTGCTTCCGATATTGCCAGCGATTTGACGTCATTTGGCGGTGCTAAGATCGCTTCGGTTCTGGTTCATAAAAACCAAATCATTTCGATTGGTCATAACAAGCAAAAGACCCATCCGTTTGCTGCCCGGTTCGCCAAGAACCCTGACAGCATATATTTTCACGCAGAAGTTAATGCAATTCATAATGCCCTTCGTCGGCATTCTGAAGAAGAACTTATTAAGATGAAGACTACCCTTTATATTTGTCGAGTTAAGTTTGATCATGCTAATGCTACTAACTTGATTTGGGGCATGTCGAAGCCCTGCTGCGGTTGCGACGAGGCCATTGAATATTTTAAGATCAATAAGGTTGTTTATAGCTTGAATGAAGATGACACATTGGATAAGCAATACGCCATTAAGTTTCATTAAGACGTTGGAACTTCAGCAAGGGCATCTTGTCTTTCATGTTTATAACGACTTAACACAGATTGTTGTACTGATGCTGTTGAACTTTTAAAATAAACAGTTACTTTAGATCGTTCATCATAAACTGCATTAATTATATCAGTATCTGACATCGTTGCTGGTGATTTCCCACTTAATGCATTAGAAAAAATCTTTGCTGCACCACCAGCACCATGTTGTACTGCACATGACCAAACAACATCTTGTAATGCTTTTGAACGGTTATTAACATCTAATCCAATACCATCTATACGATTACATGCTGGATCATAATGAGTTGCCTTGATAAAATTATGTTGATCACTTGGAAATTTTGGATTATTTGCTGCTAAATCTTTCCATGCCGATTTAAATTCTGCATTTCCAGCTTTTCCCGCACTTGATCCACCAGCAGCATCCAATTGTTTCCATGCGTCATTA